TATTTTTTATATTTTTTGATTGTAATAAAAAAAATTCAGTAAATTAGTCAAAAAGACTGATTTCTTCATCATCAGAATATACTGCTTTCTTTTTTGATTTTGTCTTATCGTGTGATGTCTTTTCTACTTTTTCAACAACAGCCCAACCAGTTTTGACTTTCAACGCCTTACTATCCGGATCTTGGTGCAAAGAAACTAGCCCACCGTAAAACTCCATCGGATAAGTTTTGCGAGAAGGTACATCAACATAGTTAACCGGTGCCTTTGACAATCCTGATGGAATTTCATCTAGTTTCAGACCCTCACCGTTTTCCATTTCATCACCCCACCTTCCTCTTTCACCAGTTAGTTTTTCAAACCCAAACTCTTTCATGGCATCATATGCCAACTTCCAATGTTCCATCCAATTTTTGCGACCATTTCTATCATATGGAAAGAATACCTGAATCCATCCAGTAATGGGTTCCTCCATGCTACCAGAGAGTCCATGAAAGTTACATACAGATTTCCAAAAATCAACATCATGATTACCTTTTGAGGCTTCGATGAAATGGTCCAAAACTGGAAGCAGTTGATCTACCCAAAAATCAAGATCCATCTCCAGATCCTTGAGACGTTGAACTTTTTGTTTAATCAGTTCCCAATCTTGAACGGTTCCGGTCAGTTCAATCCATGGAATTCCACAGCCACACATCATATCGTACTTGAAATATTTTTTGACGATATCCATCAATACAATTTGTGAAACCATTTTGTCTGTTGGCGTTGTTGTGGAAAACTCTGATTGGAACAATCCCTTGGTTTCATCCTTCAAAAATTCTTCAATTTGTGATGCAAAATCTGGAAACACACCTTCCCAATCATTGTCATTACTACCTTTGACAAACTCAGGGCGTGCCACAACAAGCGTTTGCGTGCCTTCGAAATTAACAAATTTATTTCTTAGCTTTTCCTGGTTTTGTGCCACATGTTGAGCAACTCCTTGTGCAATCGTAATCCAAACGACATCTGGAGAAATAACAAGTGGGTAATGCTTGTAGAAGGCTATATGAACTGCCTCAGCGAATAGATTGGCCTTGTCGAACAAACTAACACATGGCCAATTGTCCTCATCCACAATCTTAGAACAAGCCTCGACTCCACCAAACTGCCCCCAAGCTTTTTTGGGATTAAGTTCACGAAAAATCTTGTGTTGAGCAATAGGAACCTTTTCTGGTTGAACGTTGAATTTCATTTTATTTATACAAATATATTTACTTGAACAAATTAAAACTTTTAATAAGAATTATGATAAATAAAATAATTCATAAGCCATATAGACAAATTAGAATTTCAATTTTATTAATAAATTTCAATTAATAAAAAATTGATTAAAAAATCGATTACCTTTTTATGATAATATAATATAACAACAATAACAATAATATAACCCACAATGAACAATAACAATCTAAATAATCAAAATAATCAAAATAATCCAAATGAGGATGAAATTAAAAAGAAAAAAGAGAGTAAAGACAGATATAGACCGATTGAAATTTTTGTAAATGGTGCGAATTTGACAACACAAAGATACAGAAATATTAAAGATCCTCAGCTGAGACATAGCTTGGTTTTAGACAAATTTATGTTATCATTGGATTTTTTATTAGGTGGTCTGCAAACAGTTTGTGAGGAAGATGATTTACCGGAAGGATTAAAACCCAAGATAGAAAAATTAATTCTTGAATCAAAATCGGATTTACAAGAATTACAAGAATATATTAGTGATCCACAGAAACATATGAAATTTGAAATTTAATTTATTCCTATTAAAATAGTTAAAAAATGTAAAAAAAAATGAAAATCAAAATACTTGGACCCATATATAGAATTTTGGTATTGATTATATTACAGTAAATCAGTAACTATATTTCACCAGTGATGCTTAATAAAAATCAATATAAAAATCAATATAAATATGTTGTATTGATAGTATTTTTTTGTTTTAATTTGAGCACATATACATGCGCTCAAAAAACTGAAACGTTTGCTATTAATTCTATTGAACCAATTGAACCAATTGATGCTGATCCTAATTTACCGGGTGTAAATAATTTGAGAAATTCATATGATATTTTGACAAACATTCCAGTACAGAATTTATTTGTACTCGAATATGAAGGTGATACAGTGTGCCCAAGAGGTAATTGTTATCAAATCCCAAAAAATATTAATTACTTCGAAAGATTCATTTGTGACTTTGCCGGAAAATCCTTCCTTCTTGAAACAATGGAAGAGTATGAAGAATGGACATCATCCAAAGTATCTGTTAAAGGATCATTCCAGCAATTTTCAGGATCATATAGTTCAGAAACATCAACGTATAAACAAGATCTATTCATTAATCAAGAATATACATCACATGTTGTTGTGAAATGTATTGAATATATGCTCAATATTATTCCAGGTATTAGACTGAGAGATGATTTCATTAAAGATGCGCAAATGTTACCACCTGTTTATGATAATAATACTGCAGCACAATATTATGGCTTGTTCCATTTTTATGGATCAGTTATTCCTTATTCAATGGAACTAGGAGGAACATTGGATAAATTTTCAAGCACAAAATCATATTACGTCAAGACAGTAAACCAGCAATCAGTCAAAACTCAAGCAGAAGCATCATTTTGGCTAGAAGCAACGGGTGATGACTCATACGCCAGCAAGATTACGACCGAATATAATCACACAACTAATCAACTAAATATCAGATCAGTCGGAGGAGAATTTTGGTTATCGGGAAAATCAGATTTGAATGGTTGGGCTGCATCAATTCCGAAAAGTCCTGCAGTCATCCAACAAACTATGATTCCAATCTCGGAATTATTTACTGAACAATGGATGAGAGGAATGAATGTTTCAGCTAAATTTGCTAATGTCGATAAGGCACTGCGCGATTATTTGACAATTAGTGGATGTACCGATCCTAGAGCAACGAACTATAACAAAGAAGCAACAGTTTCTGATAGCAGTTGTATGACATATTTGTCATATACCGGACAATATAAAGCTATGGGTCCACGTGGAGTTGTTGAAATGATTGATTCGAGTGAAGGTATTTGCTTCTTAAATGGTTTTGCTCACCACTATACAGCAACAACTGGCATTACATGTGTTATTAACATTGGTGATAATAACAAATGGCGTCTTGAAGCTCAAACTGCAGGCGATATGGGACACACATTGTACTGTGAAGCACGATGTGTATTGATTAAATTTACTGGTGTACCAATTTAGTTTTATTTATTTAATTTATTTAATTTTTAATAGGTCTCCATGGTAAGTCTTCATTAAGTTTCAAGAATGTTTTTGACCAGACTTCGGGATGATACAATTGATAGTTTTTATAAAAATGTTGTTGTTCAGCGGTATCATTTCCTGTTACCTTGAAATCAAGTATTGAATCGATCCATGCAGTTGGTATTGTTTCGTATGGACATAATAAAGCTAAGAATGGTGCAGCAATACAACAATTGGTATCAGTATCTCCACCGTAATTGACGATTATATTCAAAGAGTTTGCAAAATTTTCTCTCCATTTTGGTAATCTCAAAATCTTTAAGATAAATCCCAATGCGTGATAGAATGTTCCCCATGAATTTCCATCTGTAACTTCACTACTAAAATCTGTTGTTCCATAAACGGGATCGTTAACTTTCCATTTGAGTTCATCACCGTATGGATTGTTTTTATTTGTTAATTTTTCATATGCCTCAAAAAATGGTTTTGTATATGTTGCGTATATTTTTCCTTGCGAAATGATATAATTAAACAAACCATTTAATTCGTTCGAGTCATTGACATTATCTGTTTGAATCAATAAAGCTAACACCATAACATGTATTTTTTGAATGGTTTGTGATTCTTGTGATTTATTAGTAATTATACAATCTTGAACTGCGAAATTTTCTAGCAGTCCCCCGAATCCAGATGTATCACATGCAACAACGTAACCAGCAGCACGCATCATTGTTCCATTCGATAATGAATTTAATACTTGTGGTGTAAAATTACCTCTTAATGCATTTCCGATAGTTACACCAACATCAGGTGGACCGGCAGCCAACCATTTATCATATTCGGATTTAACAAATTTGCCGAATATAACTGGTGGATAATCCACATATTTTTTACTCTTTTTGTCTGCAAAATAATCAATTGTTGCCCTGATATTAGCTTGCATCATTTGTGTATCATCTGTAGGTGATCCAGACGGCCAATCGAAATTACTTCCACCCTTAAGTCCTTGTAAATAATAATCATTACCATAATCTTTGGTTACAGTATCCCATTTAGTATTTTTCTTTGAAAATTCATATCTTGATCCGAATGCATCACCAATAATACTTGCCATTAATACAACAATACCGCGATTTAAATCTTTATTTCTGAATTTTTCTCTCAGAATTTCAATAGAATTTTGTGTTTGAATTGGTTGTATTGGTTGAATTGGTTGAATTGGTTCCGGTTGTTGTTTTTGTTGTTCTTTTTGTTGTTGTTTTTGTTGTTTTTGCTTTAGTCTCTGTTTTTGTGTTCGCGAAAGAGCTAAATGGACTGGCGCTAATCCTCCATTTGGCATTGTTAGATCTTCCATCGATCCTTCATCTTGTATTGTTTCTTCTGGTTGAACTGGTTGAATTTGTTGAACTGGTTGAATTTGTTGAACTGGTTGAATTTGTTGAACTGGTTGAATTTGTTGAACTGGTTGAACATTTCCGTTCGTGTTGATAACTTCTGTTACAGTTGGAGATACATTATCGGGAAAGCCGAAATAATAAGTTTTTCCATTGGAAACATATTTACCATCTTGTGACATTACAGCTTTTTTTAAATCATTAATCATTTCCTGAGATATCAATGGTTTAGTCTCATAAAAATCTTTATTGTAACTGTAGTATTTAATTGAATTGTCCAACGCAACCAATAGCGATTGTTTAGATTCATATAATTGTTTAATATCATATTTCAATGAATTTAATTGAACTTCAGATGGCTTAGGAATATCCATTTTTGAAATTTTATCTTTTGCAGTCTTCAAGTTCTTGTATAAATAATGATCGAATTGTGTAATTTTTCCGGTATAAAAATTGTTATAAAAATTGTCAAGTAATTTACCAATAGTATTTTTATCTATTGCATAATATTTATTATGAAGACTATTACTAACAAATCCGTAAATAACACCGTTATATTCTAACACCTTATCACCATTGGTTTGACTTTGAATTTTTGGAATATATAAGTTTGACCCACCATGACCTCCAGTCATTTGTGGATAAAAATATATTATAAAT